TAGAAGCAATTAAACGTAAACTTAATCAGTTACAAACGGTCGGAAATCGACAAAACAATTTATGGAAACCTGAACCAGGAAAACAAACAATCAGAATCGTCCCTTATCAATATGATAGAGACAATCCATTTCAAGAATTATATTTTCACTATGACTTAGGAAAGAAAAATTATCTTTCTCCAGTTACTTATGGAAAAGCAGATCCAGTGGTTGAATTCGCTGAAAAGCTAAAATCATCAGGTAATTCAGACGAATGGAAGTTAGGGAAGAAACTTGAACCTAAATTAAGGACTTATGTTCCTGTATTAGTTAGAGGAAAAGAATCAGAAGGCGTTAAATTCTGGGGATTCGGAAAGACAGTTTACACTGAGCTATTAGGTTTTATAACTGATCCGGATTACGGTGATTTATCAGATCCAATGAACGGAAGAGATATTGTAGTAGAGTTTACACCATCTGAAGGTGCAGGACAATATCCAAAAACAGCAATTCGTGTTAAGCCACAAGTAACGCCATTGACTACAGATAAAAATGTAGCAGAGGCAGCAGCTCAAAATCAACCTAACTTAGGAGACATATTTAAAGAACCTAGTTATGATGATTTGAAAAAGGCTTTAGAGAATTGGTTACAACCAGAAGGCAATGATGAGGGAGCAAATGATGCACCTAAAGAAGAGCCTAAAAAAGAAGATGCAGCACCTCAAGGCGCTAGCAAAGTAGACGATGTATCATCAGCATTTGATGCATTGTTTAACGAATAATAGGTTACAATATGGCAAAATCAAAAAGTGAACTAGCAGATGATCTGGCTACTCAATTAGCAGATAATTTAAATAAGAAGTTTAAAAATACTGGATTTAAAGCTGCATATTTTTTAGACAGAGACACAGACGCTCCTACAGAAGTACGAGGTTGGGTCGGCTCTGGTTCATCTATGTTAGATCTTGCAATTTCAAATAGACCTAATGGAGGTTTTCCTGTAGGAAGGATAACCGAAATTACAGGACTAGAAGCTTCAGGTAAATCTTTATTAGCAGCACATGCACTAGCCAATACACAAAAAGCTGGAGGGATGGCAGTTTATATTGATACCGAGAATGCAGTCAGTAGAGAATTTTTAGAGGCAATTGGACTTGATCTTCAAAAGATGTTATATGTTCCACTCGATACTATTGAAGACATTTTCGAAGCAATTGAAAGCATAGTTGAATCTATTAGAAAGTCGAGTAAAGATCGTTTAGTTACGATCGTAGTTGATTCGGTGATGGGAGCATCAACAAAAATTGAAATGGCAAAAGAATTTGATAAAGATGGATATGCAACATCAAAATCTATTATTTTATCAAAGGCAATGAGAAAAGTAACAAATATGTTAGGCCGTAACAAAATTTGTTTGATATTCACAAACCAATTAAGAACTCGATTAGGAGTAGCGTTTGGAGATCCATATACTACATCAGGTGGAAAGGCAATACCATTTCACTCTTCAGTAAGGTTACGATTAAAATCAGTTGGACAAATCAAAGTTAAAAAAGACGGAGTTGATCAAGCTATCGGAATTAAGACTAGATGCCAAGTGGTTAAGAATAGAATGGGGCCGCCATTAAAGACAATTGATTATGATATCTACTTTGAAAGTGGTATCGATGATTTTGGAGGTTGGCTCAATGTTATGAAACAATTTAAGCTTGTTGCAACAGCAGGTGCCTGGTATACTTTTACTAGAGCAGATGGGACAGAAATTAAATTCTTATCAAAAGATTTTGAAAAGAAATTACAAGAAGTCGATGGCTTGAAAGAAGAAATATATCAACTAATCTGTGATGCATATATTCTTAAATATCAACCTGGAGAGGATATTGGAATTGATGATGTTGAGATAGATGAAGAATTTGTTAGTGAAGAAGGCTAATGAAGACACGATATCTAGACATATTACGTGAAGTAGAACAGGATCGAGAACAAGGTAAGGGGAATAGTAAGAATAGCCATCTACTAATTATTGACGGTCTGAATACATTCATTAGAGTGTTTTCAGCCGTACCTGCCTTGAATGATGATGGAATGCATATCGGCGGCGTGACAGGGTTTTTAAGATCTATAGCCGCCGTTATTCGTCAACATAAACCTACACGGTGTGTGATAGTATTTGATGGCAAAGGAGGATCAGTCCGTAGAAGGCAAATATATCCAGATTACAAAGCAAATAGAGCAAACAAAACTGCATTTAATAGATATAAAGAATTTGCATCATTACAAGATGAACAAGAGAGTATGAAACGTCAATTTGGACGGATGGTTGAGTATTTGCAATGTTTACCAATTACTACATTGGCTATTGATAATATAGAAGCTGATGACGCTATAGCATATATAGCTAATGAAATATTTACGAAACAAGAAAACCGAGCAACAATTGTATCAACAGATAGAGATTTTTTACAATTAGTAAATAATAGGATATCAGTATGGAGTCCAGTAAAAAAGAAAATGTATACACCAGATACCATACGTGAAGAGTTTGGAATAGACTCACAAAATTATTTATTGTATAGAGCAATCACCGGAGATAAATCGGATAATATCCCCGGCATTAACGGAATAGGATTAAAAACTTTAATTAATAGAATTCCTATAATTACAGAACATAAACAAATAGAAGTTGAAGATATTATTGAATATGCTAATAATGTCGACAAAAAATATAAAGTTCATGAGACTATACAATCCAATGTCAATACGCTCAGATTAAATTATGACTTAATGCAATTAAAAAATGTCGACATTGCAGGAAATATTAAGTTATTAATTTTAGACAAAATTCGAGACGACATAAACAAATTAGATGTGTTAAGTTTTAAAAAAATGTTTATGGCAGATAAAATGTATACTGTCATAAAAGATTTAGATAGTTGGATGAATTCATCATTTAATTCATTAAATGCTTACAGATCTCTTTGAATTACGAAAAAAAATTCATATAATTAAGTATGACAGACAGATTAAGTTCATACGGCTACAGTTTCCAGATAAAAGTCATAACGGCTTTATTAACTGATAAATCATTTTTACAGCAAATTTCTGATATAATATTACCTTCATATTTTGAAAGTGATGCTAATAATTGGATTGTTGAAACAATCTTACAGTACCATTTAGATTACAAAGCTTCTCCTTCATTAGAAGTAATGAAAGTAAAATTAGAAGAAGTTGACCATGAAGTATTAAAAACTCAAATAGTACAATATCTAAAAGACGCATGGAAATTTACAGAAGCAGATGATTTAGAGTTTATTAAACAACAAGCATTAGATTTTTGTAAAAACCAAGAAATTAAAAAGGCAATTTTATCTTCAGTTGATTTATTAAAAAATGGAAGATATGAAGAAATAAAATCTAAAATTGATGGTGCATTAAAGGCCGGCGGAGATAAAGATATTGGGCATGATTATATGACTAGTATAGAAGAACGATATACGGATTCAGTTAGAGATACAAAAGAAACCCCATGGGAAGTATTAAATGACTTAACAGATGGCGGTTTAGGTAAAGGAGAGTTAGCAGTATTTGTAGCTCCTGCAGGTATAGGAAAATCATGGGGATTGATCAATATCGGTGCACATGCAATAAAGAAGGGCATGACTGTATTACATTACACATTAGAACTTAATGAAGCATATGTAGGATTGAGATATGATTCTGTTGTAACAGGTATTGCTAATCAAAATCTTAAACATTATCAATCACAAGTAAAAGAAGATCTAGAAAAAATAGACGGTGAGTTAATCATCAAACATTATCCAACTAAATCAGTATCAGTAATAGGATTACGTAGTCATATAGAAAAATGTATAATGCAAGGTAAAAAACCAGACATTATTATAGTTGATTATGCAGATTTATTACGAGGCCATGGACAAGAAAAACGTCATGAATTAGAAGGCATCTATGAAGACTTGCGAGGCATGGCAGGCGAATATGAAATACCGGTTTGGACAGCATCTCAAGCAAACAGATCAGCATTAGAAGAAGATGTTATTGATGCAAGTAAAATTGCTGAATCATATGGAAAAGTTATGGTAGCTGATTTCGTATTATCATTATCTAGAAAGGTAGCTGATAAATTGGCAGGTACTGGAAGGTGGCATGTTATTAAAAATAGGTTTGGTCCAGATGGAATTACTTTACCAAGTAAAATGAACACATCAAATGGACAGATACATATTTATGCAGACACATCAGTGCAAGGAAAAGATGCACAGAAACAAATGGATAATGGGGAAGAGTATACGAGAAAGATGTTAGCACGTAAATTCCAGGAAATTAGTAATGATGAATTTGAGTAAAAAGCATGAAAAAAAGTAACAAAACCCNGGTTGAGCATGCCCCGGGTTATATATTTATATAAAAATTAATTGAATTTGTAACTCATACCGTTGCAAATTTTTTTGTCTATAAACATTAAAATAAAGGAAAGTCAATGGAAATATCCAATAGAATTTTATCAGATATCACAGTTTATATGAAGTATGCTAAATATGTTCCAAAATTAAACAGACGTGAAACATGGGATGAATTAGTTACGAGAAATATGAAAATGCATATTAAAAAATATCCAAAATTAAAAAAGGATATAGAACAAGTTTATAAATACGTGTATGATAAAAAAGTACTCCCATCAATGAGATCATTGCAATTTGGAGGAAAACCTATTGAGATATCTCCTAATAGAGTTTATAATTGTGCTTATCTGCCAATTGATGATTGGAGAGCATTTGGAGAAACAATGTTTTTATTATTAGGAGGAACTGGTGTTGGATATTCTGTACAGAAACACCATGTCGATCAGTTACCAGAAATAAGAAAACCTAATCCTAATAGAACAAGAAGATTTTTAATTGCAGATTCTATCGAAGGGTGGGCAGATGCGGTTAAAGCATTAATGAAAACATATTTCACCGGTGGGTCTAAATTAAGATTTGATTATTCAGATATCAGACCAAAAGGTTCAAGATTAGTTACATCAGGAGGAAAGGCTCCTGGACCTCAACCATTAAAAGAATGTTTGGTAAAAATCGAAGGCATATTATCAGAAATGAACGATGATGCAAAATTATCAACTATCCAAGTTCATGATATTGTATGTTATATTGCTGATGCAGTCTTAGCCGGCGGAATAAGAAGAGCAGCATTAATAAGTTTATTTAGTGCAGATGATAATGATATGATAAGTTGCAAAGCCGGCAAACAATATGATCTAAACCCACAAAGGAGTAGAGCAAACAATTCTGCAGTTTTGATGAGACATAAAATTACTAAAGAATTTTTTATGGACTTATGGAAAAGAATTGAAATAAGTAGAGCAGGAGAGCCTGGCGTATATTTTTCTAATGATAAAGATTGGGGAACTAATCCATGTTGTGAAATTGCTTTACGTCCTTATCAATTCTGTAACCTATGTGAAGTAAATGTTTCAAATATCAATTCACAAGAAGATTATAATAATAGAGTTAAGGCCGCCGCATTTATAGGAACATTACAAGCATCATATACAGATTTTCATTATTTAAGACCAATATGGCAACGTACAACAGAAAAAGATGCTTTAATAGGAGTTTCAATGACTGGTATAGGTTCTGGAACAGTATTGGGATATGATATGAAAGAAGCAGCTAAATTAGTCAAAGAAGAAAATACGCGTGTTGCAGAACTGTTAGGAATAAATAAATCTGCAAGATGTACAACCGTTAAGCCTGCAGGAACAACTTCAATAACATTAGGAACTTCATCAGGTATACATGCATGGCATAACGATTATTATATTAGAAGAATTAGAGTTGGTAAGAATGAAGCCATATATAAATATTTAGCAAAAAGACATCCAGAACTAATAGAAGATGAAGTGTATAGACCGCATGACACTGCAGTGATTTCAATACCACAAAAAGCTCCCGATGGTGCTATTATGAGAACAGAGTCGCCATTTCAGTTATTAGAACGTGTTAAGAAAGTAGCACGAGAGTGGATAAGACCCGGTCATAGAGGAGGATCTAATACACATAATGTTTCGGCTACAATTTCATTAAGAGATCATGAATGGGTTGCAGCTGGAGAATGGATGTGGGAAAATAAAACACATTATAATGGATTAGCAGTATTACCATTCTCAGGCGGAATATATGAACAGGCACCTTTTGAAGATATTTCTGAAGAAGAATATAACCGTTTATTTTCATATTTAAAAGATATTGATTTAACTAAAATTGTTGAATTAGAAGATGAAACGGATTTATCAGGAGAGCTAGCATGTGCTGGCGGAGCATGTGAGATAGTATAATGTGTTGGATCGAAAAATTATATTATGGGTTGCCAATATAAATTGGAAAAAAGTTTCAAAAAGATTTGGAATCGTGAGATATTATCCTTATATTTAAGTATAAATTTAAAATTAGTTACATATGAAAAGCGCAGCTTACAAGTTCAAAGACGTTGATTTGGCAATAGACTTTAGAAGTCTACCACAACACGATCAAGAATATTTACGAACAATGTTTTATGAAACCGTCTTGAGTCGATCGGTTAAACATTCCGGAAAATCATTTAAAGAATATTATCCATATGCAGAAAACTTTACAATATTTAGTAATTTAGGTGATATGGTTGATACTATGTTAGAGTTTTCAAATCCATATGCTAATACAGCATCACATTTATTAAATGGCAAGAAATTTTACATGGCATGGACTTATGATGCATAAAAAGGAAAANAATGGGTAAATTTCAATCAACTAAAATATTTGACAACTATTCAGTCGCAATACGTCAATGGAAGGCATCACACTCACACTGTGAATTGTTACATGGTTATGCTTTAAAATTTAAAGTATGGTTTGAATCTAATACACCAGATGATGAAAATGATGGTTTAGATGATATGAATTGGATTGTAGATTATGGTGGGTTTAAAGATAAGCCAATCGGCAACGGACTAAAAGATTGGATGAATCATATGTGGGACCATACCACATTAATTCAATCAAATGACCCATATCGGGATATATTTGAACAAATGGGACAAATGGGTCTATGCAAAGTACATTTTTTAGAAAAAATGGGTGCTGAATCTTGTGCTAAAATAGTTTATGACAAATTTAATGAAGTTCTATCCAAAACAGATGCTGGAAGATGTAAGGTTGTTAAAGTAGAATGTTTTGAAAACGATAAAAACTCAAGTATATATTATGGATAAAAATATGGTAGTAAGTAGGAAATTTGGAGTATTAAAACGAATAAAAGATTACAATAAAACACTCCCAGTACTAGAACTTTATCGGTGTGTTCAAAGTGAAGGTTCTAGATTTGGAAGACCTACAATAGCAGTAAGAACCACAGGATGTACTCATCGATGCTACTTTGGAGAAGGTGGATGGTGTGATAGTTGGTATACTTCTATTCATCCTGAAAAAGGCACATTTACCTTTAATGATATTATTAAAATATATGATGAAAATCCTCATATAAAAGAAATGATGCTAACTGGAGGATCACCAACAATGCACTCAGCATTAGTAAATGAAATAACATATTTTGCTAAAAAAAGAGGAATA